CAAAAGTTGGTTTCTTTTCTAATAATTTTGTTAGAGGAATCAAAGACTTCTCTACTAGTGTTAATCCTCTAATTACTTTCTTTAAAACTTCTATGTCAGCATTTATGAAAATTGTAGATTATATTAGACTCAAGATGTCTCAAACTCCAGAAGATCGTGCTATCCTATCTTTAGATAGCAATCATAAAGCTTTACAAACTTGGTATGCAAAAGCCATTAATTTATTAGATCCAAGTAACAAGATGAATGTTAAACGTTCTCCTACTCTCATTGCTGAAGTGTATATGGCTCAGGCTTTTGGTCAAGCCGTTTCTAACGTTTTGATAGGCGGTAACTCTATTGGTCTTGGCACTGTTGCTTCTATTGTGAGAGATATTAATAATAAGCTTTATGAGTTTGTTGACGAACTCACTAGCGAGTGTTTATCTCCTGCTGTTCGTTTTGAACCATTCTTCTTACACATAACTGGCGGTCCAGGTGTGGGTAAGTCGTTTATTTCAAAGCGTCTTGCAATTGATGCTCTCGACAGTATTGATGTTAAGTCAATAAACCCTATTTTTACAAGGACTTCTGGTACTCAGTATTGGAATGGTCTCTGCACTCAAGAAGTTATTTATTTCGATGATCTTGGTCAAGTTAAGACTCCGGAAGCCAATGCTATTATGATCCAAGATATCTTTAATTTAAAAACTAATGTACCTTTTAATCCTAGCATTGCTGAAATCAGCAATAAGAAATTAAGACCAAACCCTTTCCTTCTTTTGGCCGCTTCGAATACACCTTTCTACAATCATTTGTCAAGTAGTATGATTAGCATTAGTGCTTTTCATAGACGTCGTGATATGTTAGTCGATGTCCGTGTTAAGAAAGAATACGCAAATGAGAATGGAGGTTATTCGATTGCAAAGATGGAAGGTAAAGAAGAACTACGTAAGAACTATGGTCATTTGGAATTTTACATATATGGAAACTCGATTGATTCGACCCAAGAAAATGACGTTAAACAGAAGAAGGTTGATTATGTAGATTATGCTGAGTTTAAACAGATACTTCAGACTAAGTTTAGAGAATATTATAATAGG